GCCGCAGATCGACCAGCCGTCCGTCATGCGCGAGTCGGATCGCGTCGGCCGGATCGAGGGCGAGGCGCGAGGGCGGCAGACGGAAGGCCGCGGTCTCCCGCCCCACCCACGCCTCCATCAACGCGCGACGGCAGCGGCGCTCGGCCTCCTCGGGTGGGACCGCCATCGGGAAGGATTCCGAGGCAATCCGGGTCGTGTCCACGGTGATGCGCCGCGCCTCGACGAGGGCCGCGTCGTAATCCTCGTCGGCGCGGGCGACCTGCCACTTCAGCGCCTGCGGCAGTTCGGTCTCCTGGCCGCGCGTCAGTTCCAGCACGTCGCCTTCACGACCGGCCACCAGATCGTCGGGCGCGAGGGTGGCGACGGACGCCCGCCCGCGCATCACGAAGCGGATCACGCCCTCGGTCTCGACGGCGTCGAAGCCGAAGTGGCGTGAGAGCGTGGTGATCGAGGCGCGCGGGCTCTCCAGCGCGGTGATGGCGTAGCCCTCGACCGCACCCCAGAGGCCGGAGACGTCGATGCGGTCCTCGGGCAGCCCTGCGCGCAGGCAGAGGTGCCGCACGAGCGCCGCCAGCGACACCGCTCCCAGCCGCCCGGTCAGCCAGTGCCCGAGCCGCCAGTTCGCGCCGTCCGTCCAGACATCGGTGAGCGCCGGGAAGAACGGATAGGGCCGCGCGTCCCAGGTCCAGGCGGCGCATTCAGGGACGTGCACCATCCGACCGCCGTAGACCGAGGAGACCGGGTTGTTCGCGGCTTCGCCCCACCAGAGATACGTCGCCTCGAGATAGGCGCGCTGGATCGCGTCATCGCGCCAGCCGCGCGAGAAATGCGGTGTGAAGCTTTCCGAGGACTTCGGGTCGAAGAAGACGTTCGGCTGGTTCGTGCCGCGGTCGATGGCCGGGCAGCCCAGCTCGGTGAACCAGATCGGCTTGGACTGCGGCACCCATGCCGTCGGTGTGCCGCTCTCCACCCCGCCTGGGCGGTTGTAGTGCGCGTTCGACCACCAGGCGCGCAGATCCTTGTAGCGGAAGACCCACGGCTTGCCCGCAGCACCGTCGGTGATCGGGGTGCGGACCTGTGCCGACCGATCTGAGGCCGAGGTATAGAACCAGTCGAAGCCTTCGCCGCCTGCGATGTTCCCCTGCAGGTAGGCCCGGTCGTAGATCGCGGGCCAGCCCTCGGCCGCGTCGGCATGTTCGAAGCCATCGCGCCAGTCCGACAGCGGTATGTAGTTGTCGATCCCGATGAAATCGATCTCCGGATCGGCCCAGAGCGGATCGAGGTGGAAGAACACGTCGCCGCTGCCGTCGCCCGGCTGATGCCCGAAATACTCCGACCAGTCGGCTGCATAGCCGATCCTGGTGCCTGACCCGAGGATCGACCGCACATCCGCGAGCAGGCCCCGATAGGCCTGCACCGCCGGGTAGGTGGACGCGCCCAAACGGATCGTCGTCAGCCCCGGCATCTCGGTGCCGATCAAGAAGGCGTCGACCCCGCCCGCCGCCGCGCAGAGATGGGCGTAGTGCAGCACCATGCGGCGCAGGCCCCAGTCGCCGGGCGTTCCGGTCCACGAAACCGACTGGCCGGAGACGCTGAAGCTCGCAGGCGTGGCCTCGCCGAACAGCGCGGCGACCTGGCTTGCGGCCGTGGCGGTCTTGTCCACGGTCCCGGCGAACCCCGCCGCGGGAGAACAGGTAATCCGCCCCCGCCAGGGGAACGCCGGCTGGCCGATCGCGGCGGCGTTGTCGGAATAGGGGTTCGGCAGCGTGTTGCCGGGCGGCACGTCCATCAGGATGAACGGATAGAAGGTCACCCGCAGCCCGCGCGCCTTCATCTCCTGGATCGCCTGCACCACCGCGAAGTCGGACGGCGTGCCGCCATAGACCGGGCGATCCTCTGCATCCCGGCTGACGAGGAAGGCGTTGGCGCGGCTGACGCCATTCACCGCCCAGCTGGCAGGCGTGGTCGACTTCGCCGACACCTCGACGCCGGGCCGCACCTTGCAGGATCCCACGCGCAGATCGTCGCCGAACCAGGCCACGACCAGAGACACGCTCTCGACCGCAGGCGCCATCGCCTGCAGCCGGTCGAGCGCCTCCACCATGTCGGTGGAATCGGCCAGCGCGTTCAGGTTCTCGGGCACTGTCGCCCCGCCATCGGTCTTGCGGATCGCCTGCGTGGCGTAGGTGAACTCGCCCGATGCCGGGATCATGGTGACCGCGCGGGTCAGTCCTTCGGCGGTGTCGGGATTGGCGAGCGGCCGGAACACCTCGAAGGAGAGCTGCGGCAGACGGTTGCCGTAGCTGGCGAGCGGCAGTTCCTCGAAGACGACATAGGCCGTGCCGCGATAGGCGGGCGTGCTCAAAGCGCCCATCTTCGCCGCGATGAAGGGATCGGCAGTCTGCACCTCGTCGCCCGGATACCAGCGCCAGGTGACCCCGGAGAGGTCCATCGGCTTGCCGTCGGCCCAGATGCGGCCGATGCCGGTGATCGGCCCGTCGCAGAGCGCGACCGCGAAGCTCGCATAGTAGAGATATTCCGTGGTCCTGACCTTGCCGCCGCCGCCACCCTTGCCGCCGCCTTGCGTGGTGGTCTTGGTCTCCTCGCGGAAATCGGTCGCCCAGATGATGTTGCCGCCCATCCGCATGCGGCCATAGAGGCGCGGGATGACGGCGCCCTCCGTCGAGGAGGTGATGCGCAGCGTGTCGAGACGCGCGCCCTCGATACGCTGGGTGGGCGCGAGCGACGAAATGATCCAGCTGTCGACGACCGAACCGATGCTGGAGCCGATGAAGCCGCCGATGGTCGCGGCGCTGACACCGAGGATCGCACCGCCGATGGAACCGCCGATGGCGGCGCCGGCGACGCCGAGCACGAGAGTGGCCACTGTCAGGACTTCCTTTTGCGCCGCGCCTGCTTGCGTACGGAGGTGGACGGACGGGGAAACAGGAAAGCGAAGGCGATGCGCCGCCGCCAGACGGAGGAGAGCGGCTCCTCGATGACGCCGAGCCGCTCATAGGCGTGGATGAAGCTGCCGGGGTCGGAGATGATCCCGACATGCTTGGCGATGGCGCGGGGCTTCATGCGGAAGAGGACCAGCGCGCCGGCTTCGGCCGCCGCGGGGTCCACTTCGATCATCATGCGCCGTACGCCTTCGGCCAGCACCTCGCGCGGGCCGATCTCGCCCCAGTCCCGATTGTAGGGCGGGATCGGGAACGGCTCGGGGCCAACCACCTCGCGCCAGACGCCACGGGCGAGGCCGAGGCAGTCGCAGCCCACGCCGCGCAGGCTGGCCTGGTCGTGATAGGGCGTGCCGAGCCAGGACCGCGCCGCCGCGATCACCCGCTCCGGATCGGCGGCTCTCACAGCACGCTCCCGTCGTGCCCGCCGTCCTTCGTCGCGTAACGGAGAACGGCATCCTGGCCGGGGATATGCGGGAAGCCCCGGAAACTGGCGACATTGGCGAACTTCGTGCCACAGGTCTCAATGCGCTTGTCGCAGCCCGCGCGGACGATAAGACCATCTCCCCCGGCGATGGGCCTCACTGGCGCTTCGAGCAGCGTCAGCACGGCGATGCCGTCGGTCAGGTCATGCGCGACGATCTCTGCACGCCGCCCGGCATTGGCGCCGCTGGTCCATTCGACCGTACCGAAGGTGAACCAGCCGGCGGCAAAGCCACCGAGGCCGGACGCCGTGAACGTCCGGTCACGCAGGAGGTCGATGACGGCGCCCGTTCCCCTGAAGGCCGATGCGTCCAGATCGACGCCGCAACGTCCGTCACCGAGAGCCGCGTCGCAAGTGGCCTGAAACGTCCGTCCGACCGTTTGTCCGAGGACATGTGCGAGCGAACGAACTTCTGCCACGAAGGCAAGCCGTCCCCGCCGGATCTGGCCGATCGCCCCGCGGCGCATCAGCACACGCTGCGCCGGATCGCTCCAGTTCACCCGCCAGACCTCGACCTCGGCATTGTCCCAGCGACCGTCGAGGATGTCGGTCTCGGTGATCCGGTCGGAGGTCAGCACGCCCTCGGCGTCCTGCGCATCGACGGAGAGATCGGATCCCGAGCGGACCTCCGATGCCGTCAGCCCGCTCTCAGGCTCGAAATCGGTGTTGTCGAAGCTGAGCGTCCGGTCGTGGTCGGTGAAGCCAAAGGTTGCGCCATCCGCGCGCACGATCCGCCACACCCAAGCGAGCGTCGTCGTGCCTTCGTCGAGATGGGCCTGAAACGCGGGCGAGAGAGACTTCACTTCCGCCCCCAGCCGCGCAGGAGCGCCACGGATGCCAGAAGCGAAGACACCACGCCACCAGTCGCACCGGTCAGGGCGTAGAGGTTGAAGGGCCGGATATCGAGGGTGCCGGTGGCGAGGTCGAAATCCGCCAGCCCGGCCATGGCGAGGCCGGATGCGGCAAGACAGACCAGGTAGACGAGGCCGCGGGCAAGGTTCCAGTTCATGGACGTCCTCCGATCAGGGTGGTGAGGAATGCAGTGAGGCGAGACAGCAGCGTGGGCGCAGCGGGCACTACCGGCATGGCGTCGCCGGCCGTCGGAACCGGAGCCGCCTCCGGGCGCAGCAGCGCCAGCGCCTCGGCCTCGGTCAGCCGCCGGATGGGTCGCAAGAAATCGACCCGGCCATTGCGGTCGACCGCCCAGACCGGGATGGTCCCGGTGGGGTAACGTCCATGGCGGAAGAGGTCGCGCTCGGCCTCGCGCCGGGGGCGGATCGCGGCGGGCTTGAGCCAGCCCATGAAGGCGTCGCTTGCCGCCGCGCGGTTGCCCGCGTTCAGGTGTCTCGTCAGCGCAGCTCTCGCGATGCCGCCGGTGTTGTAGTGGAAACTGACCAGCGCATCGAATTCGTGCGGCTCGAGCGGCACGATCACGGCCCGTCGCACCGCTGCCTCGTAGGCCGCCAGATCGGCCCGGAATACCTTGAACGCCTCGCGGACGCCGGCCTCGAGATCGGCGGGCATGCCACGGGGCATCCTGGACGGATCGGGCGGTCCGGCCGAGGCCGTGTGGCCGATGCCGAAGGTCCAGACCTGTTTCACATCGAGATAGGGTCCGGGCACGAGTCCTTCGTGCCGGACGAGGGCCAGAAGGCCCCGGTCGGTCATGCACATGGGATCACCCCAGAAGCGAGAGGGTCAGAATGAGAACTGCGACGGCGAGGCCGATGCGCAGGCGGTGGGCGAAAGCCTGACGCGGGGCGATGGGGTCGCAGCGAATGAAGCGCGCGAGGCGGAGAAGCTCATGCATCGCCGTCGCCTTTCTTCGCCCCACGTAGCCGGGCGAGGACGAGTTCGATGAAGGCGGGGCCGAAGACGCCAACGAGATAGGCGGCCGAGCCTGCCGCCCCGCCTGCGGGGATCGCCTCGGGCGGCAGGCTGAGCCAGGCAGTGATCACGGCCATGGAGAGGCTGCCCATCCCGGCCGCGATCAGCCCGCCGAGCAGGATGTGGCGCAGCGCATCGCGCAGCCGCATCTTCGTGGTCAGCGCGTTCGTCGCGCCGCCGAGCGCGCCCCAGGCGGCGAGGATCACGGCGGTCGATGCCGCGAGTTCGCGCAGCACGGCGGCCACAAAGCTGCCGGTGTCGTTCATCGCCGGATCTCCAGAAGCGGAATGGAGGTGATCGAGCCGAGCCGCTCGAGGTCGAGCGTCACGTCGAGCACGTCGGTGTCGAAGCGGACCGGCACGTCGAACTCGAACCCGGCGGTGATCGCGACGCCAGCGCCCGGCGCGGCGCTGAAGGTGACGACGCCGGTGGCGGTGTCGACGGACCAGCCGGAAAGCTGCTCGACTCCGCCGAGGGCGATGCGCACGCTGCCGGCCACCGGCTTGGCGATGG